TTGGTCCTGTTACTGTGTCTGCCATAATCCCTCCTTAATTAAGATTACTAGATGGGGCCGAAGCCCCATCATAAATTATACTATACTAATGAATACTCAACTGAGATAGCGTATCTTCCAGCTTGGAAAGAGTCGTTACCAATAGTTGTAGTAGTACAAAGATACAAACTTTTAGTTGCAATTGGTAAAGTTATGTTCGGTGTGAACACGTGAATTGCACCTGCACTGTTGTTTAAATTAATATCAATTTCAGTAACACTTGGTGCTGCTGAAATAAATGTATCAATTGCTGTTGCACCTGCACCAACTATTTCTGTTCCAGATGAAACAGCTGAGTTAGTTGCAGTTCCTGATGTTGCAGAAGCTTGAATGTTTCCAACATGAGTACCACCTGATGCTACTTGTACTTTAACCAAAACTTTTTCAATTAAGAAATGTGTTGGTGCTGTACTGTTAGCAAAAGTAGTTGGTAATGTTGCATCCAAATTTCCTATTTCTACTAATATATCATTGTCTGCATATGTAGTAGTACCACCATTTGTAGCTGCAAGTGACGCTCCGAACATTGCAATTTTTTTAGTTCCTAAAGCGTTTGATGTAGAATTAGCAATAAAATTACCTGTCATAGTGGAAGTTCCACCAACAGAAAGATTACCGCTAGAGTCTATTGTTGTATTGTCTGTAATAGCACCAGTTGTTGCATTTTTAGAGATTTGTTTAAAACCTTGTTCTGCTCTAACCGGACCATTAAAAGTTGTATTAGCCATATTAATATCCTCCTAGATATTTTAAATGTAGTCCCTAGGGAATGTCGACTATACGCGTCTACATTTAATGTTTTTTATTTTTGTATAGTGACAAAAGTATACGTTATTTTTGAATAGAGTGCAAGAGAGCCTGTAATGTGGATTGGATTTTCCAACGATGTAGCTTTTTTATTAAGTAGCTACTGAAACTTCTGGAGCTGCACCTTCTATGGTGTTTTGTCTGTGGGCTATTTGAGCTTCTTCAAGCTTTATTTTAGTGATGATCTCTCTGACTTTATCGTCAATTTTAACCATCTCAAGAGTATATCTATCTTCAGACAGATGCTCCTGTTCCCACTTCAACTCCAAGGACCTTTTTTGTTTGTAAAGGTCTTGTATCATTTATAACCTCCTCATAGGTTATTCTATTTAACGAGCTGAACATTCCCGTTTTTTCCCAAACTATAACATTTTCTCCAAGTTTGTCAAGGATAGCTTGTTCTAGTGATTCTGCGTTATCTTCTGATTTTACTTTAAATTCACCGAAGTGATCATAAGCCCAGATTTTTACGAGGAAATTTTTCATTTTCTTACCTTATTTTTATAATGTGGCGGAACAATGTCCCGCCACAAAGTTGTGTGTGATTACGCACCTTCAACGCCGAAGATACCTCTATAGTCAGATACTCCAAATGAGTATCTTTCTCTAGCTTTGTATCTAACGTTACCAGTATCAAAGTCACCTTCCATTGCAGTTGTCAATGGTGCTCTAGTGAACATTTTCATACCATTTGGTACATCAGTGATAATGTAAAACGAATCAGTATCAGTTAAGAAATTATTCACTCTGTAACCTTGAGGAATCATTCCCATTGATCCTAATGCATTTATATCATTATCAGCAGTTCCAACTCTACCTTGAGATTTCATCAATCTCTCAGCAGCAAATTGGTTTGCAGATGGAACAATCATTTTGACTGCTTTAGCTGCAATTCTTAAACCTCTTTCGTCAGTCATAGCAGCGATATCAATCATTGCTTGTTCTAACGAAGTTTCGTTTAAGTCTGCTTGTGTTGTTAGTGTGTTTTTAACGCTAATTCCGCTCACAGTTGTGTGAGAAGTATTAAACAAAGAAACACCATCACCTGAATCAAAACCGTCTACTGATGGTAAACCGTTATTCAAAGGTGCTACTGCTTTCACTTGTTTCGCATTAGACATAGATCTTGCTAGAGCTTTTGTATATCTAGAAGAAATTTTATCGTAAAGATTGTCTTCGATAGCTTCTTCAGTTATAGCAAATGCTAAAGCCATTGTCTCGTGCGTGTATCTAGCAGAAAAAGATTCTTGTGCATTATCAAATGCTACTCCAGAACCTTCATTCTTTACACTTGCGTTTCCGAAACCAGATAACATAACTTCTTCTTCAAAAGCTCTGTCACTGTTCTCGCTGGTATAAATCTCAGCATGCTGATTATCATACCTATTGTATTCCAGGCCGAACAGGGCGTTCAATCCTGGCTCTAGTTCTTTAACTAGTTGGTGTCGTGATATAGCCATTTTTTATCTCCTATTCTCTATTATGACCCAGAACTATCAATGTATTGGTTCAAATTTTGAACAACTTCAACATTACAAAATGATGCAGTTAAGTCCCCATTTTCAGGGTCTTCAACACCTCTTAATAGTCTCCAAGTGTTATTAGTTGCGTGTGTGTCGCCGATATCTAGCGTGTTAGATGACATACCTGTAGTTGTGCTACCTGCTGCTGAGTTTACGTCGAACGTGTCTAAGTAAAGTGCGTGTGCTCCGGGAATAGTTGAAGCTACTGCCGCATCAGTTGCAACATGGTAGATTTGCCAAGGATAGTCATTAACAAAAGCTGCGATATCACCGCCGTCTTTTGCAGTTGCAGGTGTAATAGCACCATTATAATGATTGTTGAACGTTGGTTTCAACGTCGACGCATCCTCATAAAAGATACCATATAAAACACCAATTGATTCTGCTGTTGCTGCATCTTCTGCAGTTACAACATAACCAGCTGTGACCTGTACTGCACTACCGTAAAACAAATCAATGTCAACGGCAGCGTCGATAAAGTATTTAGATAAACCCTGTACCGCAGGTGAATTACCTAGAGTACCAGCTGATCTAAAACCGTATCCTGCTGTTTGTCTATTAGCCATAGTTTTAGTCTCCTTTTGTGACCTGTCCTTGCGGACCTCCAGTCACGGTTAATAATATTCGCTGGTTTGAGTAAAATTACTTTTTGCCACCGAAGGTTGTGCGAGATTGCCTTTCAACATTGATTGGCATACTCTTGTGCTCTTCCTTCAGTAAATCGTTTTCTACTGACTCGTCCTGACCTTCAGCTTGACGCTTAAAGTATTCAGTCCTAGACTTCGCGATTTCTTCGGGTACCCTTGCGAGCATAAGGCCACCGACCCCAATGACACCTGCATGTTTACCATCAGTGATTACGGGATAATCAGAATCTTCGTATTCATCAGCTCTTACTAATTCATAGCCAGATCTTAATCTTCCAGAGATATTTTTAGTATCGTTAAATCCTAAACTCTCTGCCCGTATCCATCTGTGTCGGAATCCGTCCGGCGCAGGCGGTGCATCTAGAGAAGATGGAGGAGTCCACACTTTTGGTCTTTCAGTCTTTGACCGTGTTTGACTCGCACGAGAAGTTACTTTTGTTTCTTTTTTCATATGCTTATGCTCCTTCCGTGAGTTTTATTTGTTTTGCATACTCTTCGAGTGGCACACCTAATTTTTTCGCTATTGCGACCTGTGATGATGTGAGTCTCACAGTTTTGCGACCTTGTTTTACGCTTCTATTAGCTGAAGCGACCGACTGAACGGGCTTGGTCGTTTGCTTTTGCTCATTATTACCAAATTTGTGCGGGAAGTCAACTTTAATTCTTTTGTCAACCTCTGCATAATAATCACTCGATTGAGGATCATAACCTTCAGCAACTAGATCTTTATGTATCTCAAATGCTGTATAAGTCATTGGTTTATCTGTACCAAACCAAGTGTTTCTAGCTGCCCATGCCTCTGCTTGAGGATCTGGTGCAGGTAAATCTTCTGTTCTTGGTTGAGCAGGTAATCTACCACTGTCTGGTTGTTGAACAGGTTGTTCTTGTTTTCTTTGCTCCAGTTTTGCATTCTCAAATGCAAGTGCAGCAATTCTTTTATTAGCTTCGACTTGAGCAGTTGCGTCACCAGCTTCGATGGCCATTGCAAGTTCTTTTTGCGCTGAATCCATCCCAACTTTGACATTCTCCTCAAATTTTTTTGTAAAATCAGAATCAACTCTTTGAAATCTTTCTTGATCTATTAGTCTTTTCTTTTCTACCGCTTGTGCATATTCTACAGCAGCTTGTTCTCTACGTTCTGCTTCTCTCATCTTACGAG